GTGCAAAGCAAGAAAGCAGCCGCCAAACCGTCTCAGCGGATCATCAAGAAGTACCCGAATCGGCGCCTGTACGATACCGACACATCCACCTACATCACCCTGGCTGAGGTGCGTCAGTTGGTGATGGACAGCGAATCCTTTGTGGTTCGCGATGCCAAGACCAATGACGATCTGACCCGCAGCATTCTGTTGCAGATCATTCTCGAAGAAGAGGCGGGCGGCGCGCCCATGTTCACGGAGGCGGTGTTGTCCAGCATCATTCGTTTCTATGGGCATGCCATGCAGGGCTTCATGGGTTCGTACATCGAAAAGAACATCCAGGCCTTTTCCGAGATGCAGACTCAATTGCAGGCGCAATCCAAGAGTGTTTCGCCGGAGATGTGGGCTCAATTCATGAGCATGCAGTCGCCGGTGCTGCAGAGCATGATGGGTGGGTACACCGAGCAGTCCAAATCGCTGCTGACCCAGATGCAGGAGCAAATGCAGAAGCAGACCGAGCAGATGCTGGGTGCTTTTGGCCTGAAGCGCTGAGCTTTTTCGGCGGTCAGGCGGCGGGTATTGCACCGGCCCTGGCCCGTTGTTGGCCAGAACTGGGACAATACGCCGATGAGTGAAGTTCTTGTTCCCCCTTCTTCCGCTGGCGCAGCCCAGCCGGTTCCCCGTGTTGGATTTGTGAGCCTTGGGTGCGCGAATGATAGGCTATGTATATGAATCAAAGCCAGATGCACGAAGCGACCAGAGAGGCCTATCGGGAGCTACTTCGTGTCCCAGAAAACCGCCTGGGCATTCCTGAGGGGCATATCTTCAAGATCTTTGAAGAGGGGTCAGACTGGGAGTTCATCACCAAGTTGGGGGTGATCATCGAGGCGGCTGCATCTGATGCTTTGATAGCTTCAATTGGGGATGAGAGGATGCGGCATCACGTCAGCAACCTGGGTCAGGGCAATCGTGTTGATCTGTGTGTTGAGATGGGTATCCTGGACGTGGCGGAAAGAACTCTCCTGGGTAGTTTCACCAAGCTCCGCAATAGTTTCGCTCACCGTGTAGCCAATATAGGTTCAACATTGGTTGACTACCATGCGCAGTTGCCGCCCGAGGAGCGTAAAGGGTTTGATCGCACATTTGGGCCGGTGGAGTTCGTCCCGGCTGAGGCGATGACCCTGCGTGACAGAATCTTTTACAGGGTAATTCAGCCCCTGAATTCCTTCGGCCTCAAAGGGAATGAAGGGGACCAGAAGAAGAAATTTTCTGAGCACATTCGGGATGTGTTTGAACATGCGCTCATGATTGATGGGCAGCCGGTCATGCTCGATGGGCTGCCGATATTGGTTCACTCGAAGCATTCGCGCACCGAGCAGGCGCCGGCCAATCGCAAGTAAAAAGCCCGCATCAGCGGGCTTTTTCATGGAGCGTGGAAAGTCAAGCGTTCGGGATCTTATCGCCGTACACGCGCATGTGACCCTTGCCCTGCAGGAACGCTCGATAGCCATTGACGGCCACGGCCCGCACCTCGTTGGCCACATCCTTGCCCTGGGCAATGATGTGCCCTTCGTCGTCAATGACGGCCAGGCGGCACGGCTTTCCGTTGGCCAGGACCGTGATGCCTTCATGGATCACGGTGCTGATTTCGACGCCGGCGATGCGACCGGTCGGTTGATTGCCCACCATCACGCACCACCTTTCCGCATCGCCCTGCAGGCCAGCCGCCAGGCTGCACGCAGCAGCAGGACGGCCAGCTGGACCAGGACAAGACCGACAACCAACCAGGTGGCTGGGTGCGTCAGCACCATGAACACCAGGTCGTACCATTTTGGGGTCCACATCACGCACCTCCCTTCGCCACCGCCTGGATCGTCCTGGCCGTCTCGCGCATCAGGATCTGCTCCCACAACTCGCCCTGGGCCTGGCCGGTGCCGAACTCGTCGAGGGCTCGGGTGCGGATGGCGCGCATGGTGTCGTCAGTAAGCTGGATCTTGCTCGCCTGACCATCATTGAATTCGCGAATCCATGCGCAAAGGCGGATCATCTCGTTGTTGGCCGCACGGGCAAATCGCACCAGTGTTTCACGGGGCCAAGACGGAATCTGTTCGCTGGATATCTGCGCCCAAGATGGAACTGATGGCACCGCTGCAAGCAGCATCTCTTGGTCGGCCAGAGGGACGGCTGTCTCATGCCTGGTGTAGGTCTCCAGCCCCCTGCAGGTCTCGCCAGTTGCAACCAGATACACACGCTTGCTCGGAGATGGCACGGCGATTGCAGCCGCCTGGTGCCACAACATCATGCAAAACAGGGCCACGTCGCGCGGATCACCCTTTTCGACATGATTGCGCAGCATGTTGGACAGCTCAGCAGGTGGGCAGGTCTCCCATCCCTGGCGCCCCTTGGCTCGGCCTTCGGCCATCTTGGTTTTAAGAGCTGTGGCGAAGCGATCAATGGCTAGGTCATCGGGGTGCTGTGTTTGGGGCAGCGCAGCTGCGCCGAGGAGCCAAAGCTCATCTCGGTAGAGCCACTGTGTGCAGCGCTGGGTCACTTCCGTCCCGACCACCCCACCGTCCTCGTCCTGGCGATAGAAATCCGAAGCTCGGATGTCGTGGAATTGGACGCCTGCGAACTCGTCGTTGGCAGTAACGGCGATGACTCGGACTGAATCATCATCAGTCCATTCAGGGCTGCCAGTACGCCACAAACCTTGCTCTGGCGGCGCCTGTTCCGGCACCTCCCGCAGGCCTGCCACCACCTGGCGGGCCTCGACCAGCATCTCCTCATCATCGTCGCCCCAGGGAGTGGTGTTGCGATAGTTTTCCAGGCCATTGCACAGCCGCTCGATCACGTCGGCTGCCTCGCTGGCTTGGGTGCTTGGGCCTGCCCACGCAATTTGCGCGACATCGAGCTGGTGCCGCAGCAAAGATGCTGAGGATTGAAGTCTTGCCTCTTTCAGATCGCCCTCGAATTTTTCGAGGAGAGTTTGGCGAGCAGCTTCAAACTCGGCTTGCTCTTTCGGACCGCTGTTGTAATGCCTCAAGAACATGGCCGCGTCACTGAGCTTCTCGATCAGATCCGAGATGGATAGTTGATTGCTATCGGTGCTCATCTCAAGCGCCTCCCAGGTTAAAAAATTGACGGGCGACCCAAGCGCCGCAGGTGCACAAGAGGAACAGATAGGCAAGCCAAATGCATGCACGTTCGCTCAGGAACCGGCTGACAAAGATGGCGGCCAGTAGGAAAGAGAGCTGGGCTGCTGTCATGAAAGGGCCTCCTGCAGGGTGATGTGCTCCACCTGGCCGCCGGCGGTCTGATGCTGTGCCAGGAACTTCTTGACGATGTTGTGCAGCTCGATCCACGCCAGGTGGCGGAGCTGCTCGGTGTGCAGCCAGAGGGCTGTGTCGATCGCCTCCAGCTCGGTGAAGTCGGGGACATCCTGGCGCCAGGTGCCACTGGCCCGGGCTCGCTCAGCGATCGCCTGCAGGGAGGCCTGGGCGGCCACCAAGTGTGGGCGCATGCCACGGATCAGGCCGCTCTCTTCGATCGCCAGGGAGATCCGCACCATGGTGAGAAAAATGTTGTGCTCTTGCTCGGTGGCCACACCCTCGCGAAGGCGTTGCGCGGCCAGGCGGTAGGGGGCAGTCGCCTCGGCGATTTCGGCTTCTGTGAGCCGAGTTGCGCGCTGCCTGGCCACGTCGATGGTGCTGCGGGTCGGCATGCCGGCCTGGGCGATACGGCGCTGCATCTGCCTGGTGACCAGGCTGTGTGTGGCGCGGCTCATGATGCGGCCTCTTGGTCGAGCGGTTGGTCGACCGGCTCCAGGTCGCTGGCGAAAAACTGGCCGTCGACGTGCTTGGGGGGCGTGCCATGGCGCACCGCCCAGATCGGATCGATGTCGGCCGCGTCTTTGGTCTTGCGGCTCATCACCGTCACCTCGCGGCCGCGCCATTTTTTGTTGATGGTGGTGGCTTTCACACGCACCACCTGGCCGGGCTCAAGAGCGGGCGCTGCAGACGTCTGCGCGGCCGCTGCTGGCTCGATCTCGGTCGCAGCTTCGTCAGCGCCTGGTGCAGCATCGTCGGCCGGCGCAGCGGCCACCAGGTCCAGTTCGGTGATGTGAAACGAGGCCTGGGCCTTGAGCTTGCCGGTGAACACGACCCACCAGCAGCTGCCGTCGCCCATCACGTGCTTGACCGTGCCAACATCCCCGATGAATTTGGCCTGGTGCTTGGGCACGGTGCCATTGATACGCACGGTTGCGCCAGGCCCCACCTCACCTGTTGCCCCGGTGTTGACGTCTGCATTTTCCTCGTTAGCGCCCCCGGCCTGGCCCAGGGCCCCAGCCACTGGGCCAGGTTCGTTGCCCTGCGCCGCCTGGGCGGCGCCTGGATTGGACCCCTCGGCCTCCTGCATCGCGGCCGCGATATTGGCCATGGCCTCGGCCGCGCTCACCCGACCCGCGTGATCGCCGGCCGGCGCAGCGAGGGTCTTACGTTTTTTGCCTTTGCGCGCGGAATCATCAGCATGCGCAGCGGGGGTAGGGGTAGAGGCGACCTCGGGGGCTGCAGGCGGGAGAGGCTCAGGCTTGGCCAGGAACAGGGCAGCGGCCGAGGCCTGCACTTCCTGGATCACCGTCTGCACCGAGTCTTTAAACGCTGCGCCTGCGACCAGGTGCATGCCTTCGTTGGCTTTGCGTTCGGTATACAGAGAGTCGCGATCGTTGGGATCGCTTTCACGCTGAGCGATCATGAGCAACCCCAGATAGTCGGGGTGGATCGCTTCTTTGATGTGGGCGCGCAGTGTTCCTACCGGGTCCACTTTTCCGAGCCCCAGCAGATCGCACAGAGCGGCGGCATCATCGTTGCTGAGGCTGGGCAGGATGCGCAGCGTCATGAACCGATGCACCTCCAAGTTGTACCGGAACTCGTTCCCTTCGCTCATCGCACTCCAGCAGCGGGCAATGAGCTGACGACGCCACTCGGCCTCATATTTCTGCATGGCCTTTGCCTCAGCCTTGGCTTTCTTGGCGTCGATCACTTCCTTGACCTCTTTTGACACCACCTTGGCGGCCTGCGCCTGGCCTTCGGCGATCTTGAGAAGGCGAGAGACTGTCTCATTTGGCAGGCAGGCCACCAGCTCGCCAGGCTTGCGCGGGTTGGCGATCATGACCGGCACCACTCCCTCGGCCTTCATGACCTTTTCCAAAATCTTGCGCAGGGGTTTGTCGGTCGGGCTGTCTTCCACGCTGTCCAGCCGCCGATAGCCCTTGAACCGGGTTTCCTGATAGGTGGGGTTGTTATCGGGGATAAGGTCTTTGGCCTCATTGGTGTCGATCACGGTCTGACCTTTGGCGCGGGCCTCGTCGACGATCTTGGCGACCTGGGCGGCCTCTTTCTTGCGGTAGCAGACGGGGTCGGTGCAGACGTCTGCACTCTTCACATCGGCGTACAGGTCGGGCTGCGCGCCGGTCCGCTTGGGGCAGTTACCGCAGGCCCCGGCCTCGGGCAGCAGGCTTTCATCCGTGATGGTGAATTTGGCTTTGTCCAGGCGAAGCATGTACTCCTGTTGGACCATGTCTTGGGCCTTGCGGAACGACATCACGCTGCCATCCCAAGAGTTTTCCCGAGCCATCTTCTCGCAGGCCTCTGCCTGCAGTTTTGCATCGGGAATGCGGGCGATCAGCAGGGCCTTGCTCGCATCGATCTTGCCCTCGCGCAGAGCATCGCGGCCTGTGGCGCCCAGATCCAGCAGCTTGAGGCGGGCATAGACGTAGGATTTGCTTTTTCCGATCTTGACGGCCACCTCATCGGCATTGAGCTTGCTGTGCACCATGAGTGCCTCGTAGCCCTCGGCCTCCTCCAGCTCGCTCAAGTCGTCGCGCTGCAGGTTCTCGATGATCTGGATCTCAAGCACCTGGTCATCGGTCAGCTCGCGGATCATGGCCGGGATCTCGACCTTTTCCGCGATGCGGCTGGCCCGAAAGCGCCGCTCACCGCAGACAAGCTCGTACTCCGGCAGCGGGGCGCCCTTGGCGCGATCGTCAAAAGTTTCGGCCAGTCGGCTGCCAGGCAAGGGGCGCAGCAGGACGGGCTGGTGCACTTCAGTGGCCTTGATGCTGGCGGCCAACTCCTGCAGCTTGACCTCGTTGAAAGTCTTGCGCGGGTTGGTTTTGCTGGCCACGATCAGGGCGATCTCGACCATGCGCATTTGCGGGCCCGCGCCCGGGGTGGGCATCCCGGCCGTGGCGGTGTCGTATTTGTTGATCATGATTGATCTCCGGGTTGGGGCGCCTCGATGCGGGCGCGGGCTTCGTGGAAAAAAGCGCTGAACGCATGGCCAGCGTCGGAGTGGAAGGGGTACGGACAGGCGTCGTTGACGTCGCTGTACTTGGTGGCGGCCTCGTGGGCCTGGGTGCGCAAGCGCTCGATCTCGATGACGGGTTCAGGCATGGAGCTGGACCTCCTCCACGAGGGGCAGACTCAGGCGCATGGTCTGAGGGTCAGCCTTGATCGAGACCAGCGCACCCTGTCGCAGGCGCAGAGCCTGGGCATCGGCTGCAAAGCGGTCATTGCGCGGGTAGGCCTGTTCGGCATGCACGATGCGCTCGCCCGGGCCGTCGATCTTGATGTCGAGACACAGGACGGGCATCGGCTTGTCATCGGGGCCAATGGCCTTCATGCGCACTTCGGCGTCATGGGTCAGGCGGCCGACGAACTGCAGCAGCTGGCGGCCGCCCTCGAACATGTCGGGCTCGCGTTGGGGTTGCGGTGCTGGCATGTCAGAGCCCCAATGCGATGTTGGCCAGGAAGAGCACGATCGCCATCGCGATCGCGCCCACGAAGGCACACAGGGCCGCCAGGAGGAAGCGCAGCGGGTGATTGGCGATCGCCTCGGTCATCGCTGACGCTCCTGGGTGTTGGGTTGCTCGCCAGAGTCCAGGTCGAACACGGCACCGACCATCAGGGCCAGGACGTAGAGGACCAGGCCGCCGGCCAGGAAGAGGCCGTGCATCAGCAGCCCGCGTTTTGGGGTGGTTTTAGGCATGGATGGGCCTCGCAGAAATGGGAGTGCCGGGGGGAACGCGATCCATGGCATCGAGCAGAGCCTCGATCGCGCTGTGAAAGATGCCGGTGTAGGAGAGGGCGCCGGCCTGGATGTGGCAGCGGATCATTGGCGGACTCCCTGGTCGACGGCTGCAACCTCTCCGAGTTGGCCTAGTAAACTGGCGCCACCAAAATCAGGAGGTAACGATGACCCAGCGAATTGACCATGAGACTTTTGCTCAGGCTGTGCGGCTTGCTGCGGGCTTTTTGGCCAGTGGGTTTCGGGAGAAGACGCTGGGCGAAGATATGCGTGACGCTGTGAAGCAGGCTTATTGGGCGCTGGATGAGGCTCGCGACGACATTCTTGAAGACTTGCAGAAGAAATTTCCTGATAGCCCGGGGCTATAAAGCCTCTTCGACGTTCCCCAGTGGCCTCGCGGTGCGGTGCATATCCGTGCCGAATGAGGGCAGTCCTCAGCCGTAACTCGTTCTGGATACTCAGAGCGAGACCCAGCCGACCCAACGCCACATCAAGTGTGAAGAACTCGCCGGGCAGCACCACGTCCCGCATCTGCGCACCGAGCGAGATTTCCCAGCCAAACTCCTCACGGGTGGCCTGCTTGGCCTCCTCGGTGGCCTGATCAATCCAGGCCTGCACCCGCTTCATTGCCTCGGCACAGGCCTTGTCGAGCCAGTTCGCTTGCTGCGGATCTTCATAGCCCTCGGGCACTAGGCGCACAAACTGGCGCTCAGTGCGGCCGGTGGCTTGATCGAGCACCACCTCCAGGCGTGCTGTCGGCCAGGACGTGCGGTGCAGGGTTACGGTAACTGCGCTCAGTACGTGGCCGATGTTGTCCAGGCCCAGCACATCCAATACGGCCGCATTGATTTCGCTGATCTTGGCGCGGCTCATGCTGGCACCCCGCGCCGCTCGGTTTCAAGCGCATCGTCCAAAAAGCCTTGATGCTGGACCAGTTCCTCTTCCAGCAGCCGAATGCAAGTGGCTAAGGCATCGGAAAGCGGGCCATTCTTCGATCTGGTCCAAACGCAGCCTGCGTGCTTTCGGAATGCTGCCAACTTGGCCTTGTCACGCTGAACATGGATCAGCCAAAAGTCAGATCCAGTCGCGTTGGCGGGCACGTCGGGATAGGGCAGCTTGGACGCTGCGGTGCGCCGTGGGCGCTTCGGTGTGCAGACGTCTGCACTGGGCGTGTCGTTGCTCAACTTCATCTCCTGCCCCGGGGCGGGGTTCGGGATGGATTAAAGCATACTTTCTTAAAAGTGGTAAAGCATTCTTTCTTGTTGGCCGTGTCTGACTACTTAGTCGTGTACGTAGTAGCGCTGCAGGCACAAAAAAGCCCGCTTGGTATGCGGGCTGACACTAGGTCCCCATGCTCCGTGGGGTAGTGACTACTACGGATCGGACGGCGCGAGGATGCCTGACTGAATTCCGAAGAAGTTAAGTGGTGGTGCTATTTATATAGCATCCCGGCATCTATTCCCACGTCTAATGGTTTCAAATTCCGATCACATAACAATCATAAATTGTTTGATGTGCTTGATATTCTTTGATTGTAATTAATGAATATATTGCAGCTGCCCGGAAAGGCAAACATATTAGATGTAATTGATGTTTTTCCGCTGGCCCACGAGATGTTTGAAGACTTTCCGAGGTTTGGGTTCGATGAGTATGCCAGTTCCTTACCGTATTTTGATCTTAGGGCTTCGGTAAGTCTTTTGTTGGTGTACTCGCAGTCGTCCAGCGTTGCTCCATTTCGTGTGTGCGATAGACTCACCTGATCGAGCTTGCCATCGAGAAAATAAAATCCAACTTCAAATGGCTCTTCTGCAACGGGGATGTTCTCTATTTTTAATAGGAGAGTGGCCCCACTTTTTAATCTATTTTTGTCGGATGGAGTAACTGCCTTTACCGAAGGGTACTTCGATAAAACATCATCAACAGACATTCCGTGCTCGGAGAGGCCCCATAGTGGCTCAGCAATTACTGAGGTGCACGCAGCTATAGCTGCAACAAATAGGACTTTCTTCATGTAATTTTCTCCCTTTTGATTTGGTTACATCTTTTTCCCATTCCAGGCCCAAACCACCCGGCCTAGAACCTGAATTTGATGGTCTCCATTCAATACATCAATAGTTTTCACTGTTGGGTTGTCGCTGCTCACTTCGATGGCCCCATCCAATCGCTGCCGTACCCTTTTAATGAAAAGCCTTTCGTGGACTGTGAGTACATAGACCCCATCAATGTGCGAAGGATCTCGGGCGCCGGTATCAACCAGAAGGACGTCACCGTCACCGAACGTGGGCGCCATACTGTCACCGTAAGCATGAATGAAACGAAGGGCTTTATCAGACGAAGGTCGAATTCTGGTGGATACCCAATTTGGGGACACAGTGAGTGTCCCAACAATCACATCGTCATGTAGCGCTTCTTCACCGGGGCCCATAGCCCCTGCATTGGCTAGCACTGGTATTTTTAGACCGTGTGCTGTATTGGGCAGCACCTCACCGCCTGGTGCCGTGACAGCATCTAAGAACATTTCACCTCTCCCTGTTGCGAGCCATCGGCCTGAGCACCCCAGGACCTCGACTGCATTCTCATGATTCTCTGCTGTGAGCGCCTTGGTCTTGCCTGTGCACACTTGGCCTATGGCTTGAACGGATAGTCCAATTTCTTCCGCGAGCCGAAGTCGAGGGTTGCTGTCCTTTGGCCACTTGGCAGCCAATGCCCTCTCAAGGCGATCACCGTACGTTTGCATGAAAGCAGTCTTTCATAGATAAGCAAGAGAGGCAAAAAGCATTCTTGATCGTGGTGAGAAAGCATGCTTTAATGTGCCGATGTTGAAATCTGAAGCCCTCCAACTCCTCGGCGGCTCTCTCAAGAGTGCCGCCAAGCACATTGGCATCACTCCGCAGGCCATCTCTGGGTGGCCTGACGAACTGACCCCATCAATTCGTGATCGTGTTCAGGCCGCTTTGTGGCGTGAATCCGTAGCAAAGCATGTGGGGCCTGCAGAGGTCGATGACGGTAGGCGTACCGACATCCAGATTGCCCCATCCACCAACGTTGAGCCAGTTGCCCAGTCGGAGTCGATGCAATGACTCCGCTGCCTGGCCCTGATCCTATTTCCCTCCCGGCTGCCGATCCAATTCGCGCCGCTGCTCACCTGGAGCCACTCCTCTCCGCCAAAAGGCCGCGCTATGTCCGTGGGGGTCAATGCGTGTTGGCGGTGCGAGGCAGTCGGGGGTTTTCTATTCCTGCTCATGGCGCGAGTTTGTTCGGCGCCGGGCATTTCGTCTGTATCGAAATCGAAGGGGCTTCGTCATGAACGTTTTGGACGCTGCTTACAACGTGGTGCATGACCAGCCTGGTGGTGCATCACCTCTCTCGGTGCGCCTGGGCAAAGGTCAGCATGTACTGGGCGCCGAGCTGGCGGGCCGTGGCAGTGCAAAGCTGGGCCTGGTGGACTCGGTCAAGATCACCCAGATGACAGGGGATCTGCGGATCCTGTTCGCGTTTGCTGAGGAGTGCGGCCAGCTTTGTGTGCCACTGCCTCAGGTGGTCGAGGTCGAGGCCGATGATGTGCTGCGCGCCCTGGCCGAGGCCTCGCATGAATTTGCTGAGCTTTGCGGCGAGGTCTGCAAGAGCATGGCCGATGGCCAGATCAGCGATAACGAGCTGGATCGCATCGAGCGTGAGCGCAGCGAGTTGATGGCGGGTTTGCATTGCCTGGGTGAGCGCTTGCGCGCTCGCAACCTGGCCAGCAAGTCGCAGCGCATGGGAGATCTCTGATGCGCCCAGCGGGAGAAATTCGAGTGGCGCTGCTCGATGCGGCGAAGGCGGCCTGTAAGAGTGGGCATGGGGTGACCATGCGAGAGCTGGCATCTCGTGCATGTGTAGGGCAGAAGGCTGCTCGCGAAACCATCAAAAACATGGTTCGGGCCGGTGTTCTTTTGCCTGCAGGTGAGCGGCGGGTTCATTACCGAAATCGGCCCGTGCTCGTCTACACAGTGCCGATGGCTTCCGCAAATGAGGCCTGTGCAGCGATTGCATCAGCGCACTAAGGGCACTATGCACGTGAATCGAATCAGTCCGGCTGAATCGCTGGCATGGATTGCTGTTGCCTATCCTCCGGGGGGTTGCAGCCATGGCTGATCTGCCACCAATCAAGGTCCGCGAGCTGGCGGAGGCTCTGCTGGACCAGGCTGAAACCCTGGTGCCGCAGTGGCTGCCTGGTGGCCGCTTCGTCCCGGGTTCGGCGCAGCGGGAGTATGTGTGCGGATCGCTGGCCGGAGGGGGGGGCGAGTCCTGCTCGGTGGGCACGCGCAACGGAAAGTGGAAGGATTTCGCTACAGGCGAGGCAGGGCTGGATCTGGTCAGTCTGTACGCCACGATCAATGAGCTGACCAACATGAAGGCTGCCGTTCAGGTGGCCCGGGAATATGGCCTGGAGGATGTGGCCGGCCTGGTCAAGTCGGCCAAGGGTGGGGCGGTAGCGCCTAAGCCCGCCCGGGCCGCGCCGCCGCCAGCCGCAAAGCGACAGCCGGAGCGCGAAGGTTGGGAAGTCCTGGCGCCGGTTCCTGAGTATGCGCAAGAGGTGAATTTTGTTCACCACCACCGCCAGCCCGAAGACATCGAGCACATCTCGACGTATGCGCGTGACGGCAAGATCTACGGGTATGCCGTGCGCTTCAAGACCAGCACGGGCGACAAGGTGGTGCAGATCCGCACTTACTGCGAGAGCAAGTCAAAAGGCGGGGCTCGGTGGCATTGGAAGGGCTGGCCTGAGCCGCGTCCCCTGTTCCTGGCCAATGGCATGTTGCCAAACGGGCGCACGGTGATTGGCGTGGAGGGCGAGTGGAAGGCGGAGGTGCTGCAGGAGCTGCTCGACGAGGGCGCGCCCGGCATTTACACCGTGGTGGGATGGAGCAATGGGTGCGATTCGTGGCCCAAAGCCGATTGGTCCTGGTTGGCTGGCTCTTCAGTGATCCTCTGGCCCGATTGTGATTCGCATCGCGTCAAGCCCTCTGCCAAGGAGTACAAGGAGGCCGGGCAAAGCAAAGAGGCTCGGGCCGCACTTGAGGCGTCGAAGCCCTACCTGCCGAAGGAGCAACAGGGTGGGTACAAGGCCATGCTGGGCATCGGCTCGCTGCTGCGTGATCAGCATGGCTGCACCGTTCAAATGCTGCCCGTCGAGGGGCCTGGTGTGTTGCCACCAGGTTGGGATTGCAAGGATGCGATCCTCAAGGACGGATGGGACTTTGCTCGGGTGCTGGGCTACTTCGCACAGGCGTATGCATTGACGGCCGAGGCGGCACCTGTGCCCTCGCCTGCACCTCCTGCCGCCCCGCCGAAGCCCCCCAGAACCGATGCCCCCGCTAGCGCGGATGGAGAGGGTGGTGGCGGTAAACCCCTTCCGTGGTGGCTTGAGCCCTATTGGGACGCTGACAAGCAGCGATGGCTGGTGTCGCGCAAGCTGGTGATAACGACCCTGGTCCGTGATGAGGGCCTGCAGGGGGTGCTCGGGCTCAACCAGTTGAGCAATAACATCGAGGCCCGCAAGCCCTGGCCCTGGAAACAAGGCAAGCCTGGCCCGGTCACCGGGGCGGTGGATCTGCTGCTCGGCCGCTACCTCAGCAACACCTACGGGCTGCCCAGCATCAACCGGGCTGCTCTGATGGAGGCCATTGAGACGATCGCGCACGAGAACCCATTCCACCCGGTGCAGGAGTACCTGCAGGGCCTGGAGTGGGATGGCGTCAAGCGCATCGATAAATGGCTGGTCTACGTCATGGGCGAGAAGCCTGAGACCCTGTCCAAGGACCGCTATGAGTACCTCTGCCTGGTGGGCCGCTACTGGCTGCTTGGCATGGTCAATCGGGTGATGGACCCGGGCTGCAAGTTCGATTACTGCCCGGTGCTCGAAGGGCAGGGCGGCCTGGGCAAGTCCACGATGGTCAAAACGCTGGCCAGCAAAGCATGGTTCAGCGATACACATTTCGATGTCAGCCGCGGCAAGGAAGGCCAGGAGCAGGTGCAGGGCCTGTGGGTCTACGAGATCGCGGAGTTGGCTGGGTTCGGCAAGTCCGAGGTCCAGCTGATCAAGGCGTTCATCAGCTCGGAGGTCGACCGCTACCGGCCCAGTTACGGGCGGGTGGTGGAGCAGTACCCCCGGCAGTGCGTGATGGTGGGCACCACCAACGAAAACACCTACCTGCGCGATCGCACAGGTAACCGACGTTTCTGGCCGCTGCCCGTGAGGCACCGAATCAATAACCCCTGGATTGCCAAATGGCGCGATCAGTTGTTTGCCGAGGCATTCGAGCTGTATCTGCAGGGGGCCGAGTTCTGCCCGACACACGACCAGGAGGAGCGCCTGTTCAAGCCCATGCAGGAAAGCCGCCTCGTTGAAACCGCTGTGATGAGCGAGCTGCTGCATGTGTTGACCAGGCCGCCGATTGCCACCGGGATCGGTGCCATCGTCAACGACCTGACCGACTTTGTGACCATGGCGCAGCTCGTCCTCGCTCTTGGGGTTGATGCTGCCAAGTCAGGGCCTGCCCTGGAGGGACAGATCCGGGCCTGGATGGAGCATGAGGGCTGGGAGCGCGTCAAGAAGCAGGTCAACGGGCACCGCGCCTGGGGATTTGCCAGGCCCAAGAACTGGCCCCCGATCGAGGCCGATGACCCACCTACTGGCGGGGCTGCCGGCCCTGCTGATCACAACCCAACAGAGGACGACGAGAGTGCACCGTTTTGACCCATTGGTCACGGTGCCTGAATCGCGCCGTGCTGCAAACACCACCAGACGCAAGATTGGCAGTGGTGTGCCCCGGGGTGGGCGCGTGGGCAAGAGCCCGCGTTGTGGCGCGGTAGCGGGGATCTCGGTGCACGCGCCTATGACCTGAGTGTCCAAGTGTCCACGGTGGCCACGGTTTTCCATAGAGGGCTGTGTGCATTGGTGATGTCCCATTTCGAGGGTCGAGCCGCTGCATTGCCCAACGGGTCAAACCCCGGTGTCCATCGCGAAATCTCAAGGCGGGCGGGCGTGTGCAGACGTATGCACACGCGCTCACGCGCAACCCCACCTGTAACCCGTTAACCCTCTATAGAAAAGGCTGGACAGTATGGACACTCGGACACTCTCAGCAGCAGAACAGAGAGCACAGCAGGAGCGGCAGGAACGCATACGTGAAGGCCTGGAGACGATCAAGAACCGCATGCCTAAGACCTATCAGTCCATCAAGGACAAGGCTGCAGAGATCGGTGATGAGGCATACCGTTTGGTACGGCGCGGGTTGGGTGGCCAGGCCAACTGCTTCTATGCCTTCGAGCGGGGCTATGTCGTGGGAACGCCCTTCAACATGCCATCGGACGTCATGCCTGAGATGGCGGCACACATGGTGGTGTTTGGTGTGTCTCACCTGTGCATGTTTGGGTACAAGGTTGCGGGGGCGGCAGATGGCACGAATTGAGTGGGTCCGTCACAAGCTGGAGAATTGGGCGCGCTGGTGCTCGCAGCCCGCCTCGGGTGGCCTGGGCTTCCCCAGTCAGAGCACCTTTGCGCGGTTCATTGGTGCTGATCGCCGCGATGAGGCCAACGTGCCATTGCTCAGCCTGGAGGCAGAGCAGACCGACAGGGCGGTGCGATCGCTCCAGCTCAACCGCAGTCACCTCTACCTGGTGCTCAAGTACCACTATGCCGAGGGGTTGCCGATTCACCGTGTAGCTGATCGCCTGGGGCGTGCACAGAGCACAGTCAAGGCCAACCTGGTGGCGGCCGATCATGCGATCGCTTCTTGGTATGAGGATCAGGCCAGCCTGCGACTCAAGGTGCAGCAGGCCGTCAATAACGAAAAAAGGAGTTTTACACCATAGACCTTTATGGTAGATTTCAGGCATTGTGTGATAGCTGCGTCTAGCGATTGATCGCACAACCCGGAACCCCGCCCAGTTTGCGCTGTGCGGGGTTTTTCTTTGGGTCTTCACCTGATGCGATTCACCTGGTTGAGTCGCATGAGGCGAGGTCGCAAAGTAAGCCCGCAGGTGAACCGGTCGGCTGGCATCGGGGTCACTCCCCGGATAAGTCCATTGCCTGTACTCAAGTGGCTCACATCACAACTGGGCCTAGGCTAAATCCACGTAGGCAGCTCCCTGCGACCTCACCAAATCCCAATGGCCCACCCACCAGAACTGACATTGCATCTTCACCTGATGCGACTCACTGAATCGAGTCGCATGAGGCGAGGGCTGCAGCGGGTGTTGGTGGTGGGTGGTTGGCCTGCTGCAGTTCCTCCCTGATTGGAGATCCCATGGCGTTCGGTATCAGCCCGAGGCGTGACCACGACGATAGACGCGGCTCAGCACATTCCCGGGGCTACACCTCTGCCTGGCAGAAGGCCCGCGATGTGTTCTTGCGAGAGAACCCGCTGTGTGCGATGCACCGCGAGCGTGGTCAGCATGTCGCGGCTCAGGTGGTCGACCACATCAAAGCACCGCGATTGCGCGACGCGCTCGACAGCAAGGACGATGAGCGCATCGCTGCCGCCCGTTCGCTGTTCTGGGATCGTGCGAACTGGCAACCACTCTGCAAGCTCTGCCACGACTCAGTTAAGCAGCGCCTTGAAAAATCTGGGCGGCTCTCCGGATGCGATGCATCGGGCCGCCCCATCGACCCTCGGCACCACTGGCGCACCCAAGCGCAAGGGGAGGGGGGGTAAAAAACTTTCGTCTGGCTTCGTTCCAGACCGTCCGCTCCCCCTCGTTCGCAACGCCGCGAAAAATGGAAAGGGGGGGGTATCGAGAGGAAAACCATGGCTGGAAACTCAAATTCAGGTCGCCAGGCCCTGCCTGCGTTCCACCACCTGATGACTGGCAACGCCAGCAAGAAAAATATTGGCGCGCTGGTGGCTGAAGTGCAGGACGCGCGAGTTTCGACCTCCGAGCCACCCATGCCGAGCTGGCTCAGCGCTGTCGCTCAGGAGGAATGGCGTCGCGTCGTGGCCGACCTGCTGGTCTTGGGCTGGATTCACACCTTGGACATGGCAGCTCTCGCCAGTTACTGCGAGGCCTATGCCGACTGGCAGCGCTTTCGCCAGTTGATCACGGCCAAGAACAAAGAGATGGATGGTTCGGGCGATGTCCAGGTATTCGCCACTGGCGCCAAACAGGTCAGCGTGTGGCGGCAGCTCGCCAACGATGCCGAGAAGCGGATGAACGCGGCAGGCGCAGCGTTCGGATTCACGCCTATGGCCAGGCGAAACATGAAGGCAGCGCCTCCTCAGGGGGAGCTTTTCCCCAACGAGGCCAAGGATGCCGAAGACCGATATTTCAATTGATCGTGTCGGGCAGTTCTGTGAGCAGGTGCTGTCTGGTGAGATCGTGGCCGGGCCCCATGTGCGCGCTGCTGTGCGTCGCCACCTGGATGATCGGGCCAATGGCGCAAGTCGTGGCCTGGTGTGGCGCCAAGATCTCGCCGATCGCGCGATGGGCTTTTTCCCGGATGTGCTGCGCCTCAACGGTGGCGAGTTCGAGGACAAGCCGTTTGTCCTGGCGCCCTGGCAGGCCTTCGTGGTGGGCAGCATCTTCGGCTGGTACACCGAGGACGGGTTTCGGCGCTTCTCGGTGGTGTACATCGAGACCGGCAAGGGCTCGGGCAAGAGCCCGTTGGTCGCTGGCATCGGCTTGTATGGCCTGGTGGCGGACAAGGAGCAGCGCGCCGAGATCTACGCGGCGGCCACGAAGCGCGACCAGGCACAGATCCTGTTCCGCGATGCGGTCAGCATGGTGGATCTGTCGAAGAGCCTTAGCTCCAGGCTGGTCAAGTCGGGACGGGATGAGAAGGTTTGGAACCTTTTTTACCCCAACACCAACTCCTTTTTCAGGACGATCAGTGCGGATGATGGCCAGTCAGGCCCGCGTCCTCACATCGGTCTGATCGATGAGGTGCACGAGCACAAGTCGGCCACTGTCGTGAACATGATGCTGGCGGGTCGAAAGAGCCGGCGCCGGGCCATGGTGGTGATGATCACCAACAGTGGCAGCGACAAAAACACGGTCTGCGGCCAGTACCACGAGCTGGGCGTGCGGGTGTGCGAGGGGAAAGAGGTCAACGACTCGGTCTTTGCCTTGATCTGCTCGCTCGACAAGGGCGATGACCCGTTCAAGGACGAGTCGTGCTGGCCTAAGTCGAATCCGTCGCTTGATTTCAAGGCGCATGGTCAAACCGATGGCATTCCTGGTCGCAAGTACTTGCGTGACCAAGTGCGTGAGGCCAGGGGGCTGCCGGCCAAAGAGGCGGTGATCCGCCGGCTCAACTTCTGCGAGTGGACGCAGGCGACATCGCCCTGGATCGGGTGGGATGTGTGGTCGCAGGCCGAGGAACGGGTGCCGCTGCGCATGCTGCGCGGCCGTCCTGCCGTGGCGGGACTGGATCTTTCCAGCACTACCGACCTGACCGCGTTCGTGATCCTGTTTTTCCCCACGGCTGACGATCCGCACTGGCGGCTGATGCCGTATTTCTGGATCCCGGATCACGAGCTGGAAGAGCGGGAGAAGCGCGACCGCGTGCCCTATGGCGTGTGGATCAAAGAGCGCTGGCTGGAGACCACGCCAGGGCGGGCGATCAGCAAGCTGTTCGTCCTGCGTCGACTGCGTGCCATCTGCGATTTCTTCAACATCCGCCGCATCGCCTACGACCGTTGGCGGATCGAGGATCTCAAGCAACTCATGGTTGAGCACTCGATCGAGCTTCCCGAGCTGGTTGGCTTTGGCCAGGGCTTCAACTCGATGGGGCCCGCGGTCGATGAGTTCGAGCGCCGTCTGTTGGGCATGGCTCCTGAGCTGGACGAGGACGGGGAGGTGATCGACGTCGAGGCGGTTGAGGTTGTGGAGACCCTTCGGCATGACGGCAATCCGGTGCTGACCTGGAACGCGGCCAACGCGGTGACGGTCAGCGATCCAGCCAACAACCGCAAGCCTGAAAAGTCGAAGTCCATCGGTCGTATCGACGGGATCGTTGGTGCGGTGATGGCTACCGGTATCAGCACCGGGGATGTGGGCAATGGCGTCTCAGTTTATGAAAAGGGTGTGGGCATATGAAGTCCCTGATGTATTTATCCATCGTGGCCGGCCTGCTGGGCTTTTGCCTGGTGGTTGCAGGCATCGCGCTGCTCAGCGTGCCCGCCGCGTTCATCGTGGCGGGCTGTCTGTTGATCGGCTATGCCTTCCTGGCGGACAGGGCTGCAGCTGCAGCCTCTGCTCGCGCACCTCAGTCAGGCGGTTGACATGTTTTTTTCTAGTTTGCTCGGTGGTGCCGGAACGGCTTCGGTGTCAGACCCAGGGCACGCGCTGTGGCGTGGCTTGATCGGGCGAGGGCGCAGCAGCTCGGGCGTTCGCGTGACGCCTGAGACAGCGATGGCCCTGCCGATCCTGCAGAACTGCGTGACGCTGCTCTCCGAGTCGCTCGCCCAGTTGCCCTGCGAGATCTATGAACGCCAAGAGGGCGGCCAGCGCGTGATCGCGTCGGACCATCCAGCGTATGACGTGCTGCGGTATCAGCCCAACTCGTTTCAGACGCCTTTCGAGCGGCTGGATTTGCTGCAGAACGCTTGCGGTCTGCGTGGCAACGGGTACGAGTTCATCGAACGCCGTGAGGATGGCAACATCAAGGCGCTGTGGCCGCTGTCGGTCGACAAAGTCACGGTACTCAAAGGGGCTGACCTGAGCCCTGTCTACCGGGTGGCTTCGGTCGGCGATCCCCTGCCCATGCGCTTCATCCACCATGTGCGCTGGACCAGCATGAACGGCTATGTGGGCCTGTCGCCCATCGAGCTGCATGCCGACGCAATTGGGCTGGCCCAGGCCGTGCGGCAGTACACCGGCAAGTCGTTTGCCAACGGTGCCACGGTATCGGGCGTGATCGAGCGGCCGAAGGAATCCACCGCCATCACGGACCAGGGCACGATCGACAGAATCATTGATCAGTGGGGCGCCAAGTATGGCGGCATGGACAACGCCAAGAAGGTCGCCCTTCTGCAGGAGGGCATGACATTCAAGCCCATCTCGATGAGCAACGTCGATGCCGAGGTGGCGGCGATCCTGAAGCTGTCGGGCACGGATATCGCCCGGCTCTACAAGATCCCGCTGCCGATGGTCAACGACCTGGAGAAGGCCAACTACAACACCATCGAGCAGCTGCTCATCCAGTTCGTGGTGTTCGCCCTGCTGCCCTGGGCCAAGCGCCACGAGCAGTCGGCCATGCGCGATTTCTTGCTGCCTCAGGACCGCGCCAAGTACTTCATTGAGTTCAACCTGTCGGGCCTGCTGCGGGGCGACCAGAAGAGCCGCTACGAGGCCTACGCGATCGGGCGGCAATGGGGTTGGCTCTCGGTCAACGACATCCGGCGCTTGGAGAACTTGCCACCGGTGAAGGGGGGCGACATCTACCTGCAGCCTCTCAACATGATCGACCCCACCAAGGCCCAGCCGGATGGGAAGAACCCTGCTGTTCGGGCCCAGCTCGAAATGCAGCAGACCTACATCGAGGAGATCCTCAAATCATGAAAAGTTACATCCGCGCTGCAGGCCTGCTGTTCAACCAGCCCCTGCTGATGACCCCTGACATGCTTGACATTGGGGTGCACTGGGCCAACCAGGTCATGGGCCTGAACATCATCAACCTCCCTTCAGCCCCGGCCGACCGGATGTGGCGTGACGATGATGGCCCTGACCCCCGCATCGCTGCCGAAGAGACCCGCCGGGCCAGCATTGCCAGCACCGGCGTTTCGGTGATCCCCGTTCACGGCCCTTTGGTCGCGCGAGGCGCCCACCTCAACGCCTGCGAGACCATGACCAGCTATGAGGGTCTGCGCAATGACCTTCGGGCGGCGGTCGCTGATCCGATGGTTGACCACATCGTGCTCGACATTGACAGCAACGGCGGCTCGGCCACGGGTGCATTCGAGTTGGCCTCTGACCTACGGGCGATGACCTTGCAAAAGCCAATCACCGGAATCGTCAACTTCTCGGCGTACAGCGGTGGTTACCTGATCGCCGCGGCTTGCTCCGATGTGGTGGTCAGCCGCACCAGCGGTGTGGGTTCCATCGGTGTGATCTCCAGCCACATGGACCGCTCCAAGCAGGCCGAGAAGATGGGCATCAAGGTCACTACCGTCTACGCCGGGGCCCACAAAAACGACCTCACGCCGAATGAGCCTCTGAGCGATCAGTCCCTGCAGGTGCTGACCGACCTGGTGCAGGAGAGCTATCAGCAGTTTGTGGAGGCCGTGGCCGAGTACCGAGGCATGACGGTTGAGCAGGTGCGTGCCACTGAGGCCGCTCTGTATCGCGGCCAGGCGGCTCTCGACAGCGGCCTGGCTGACCGAATGCAGTCCCCCCAGGATGCGATCGACAGCATCACGCGCTCGGTGGCCGAGGCCAGGGCGCAGCGCCAATCGGGTCGCGTGGCGGTGCGAGCCTCCGCCATGCAGATCCAGTCCCAAATCTGACCGCGTTCGCGGCAGTCCACCCGCCCGCTTTCAGCGGGCATTTTTTTGTCTGAAGGAAAGACCATGTCCCTCGTTCTCAAACTGCGAAGCGAACGCGCCCAGCTCAACACCGAGCTGCAAGCCATCGCGAAGAAGGAAGCCGACGGCACCGCGCTGTCGGCCGAAGAGCTGGCCCGCTTCACCGAGCTGGAAGGCCAGATCAACAGCCTGACGTCCCAGATCGCCCGGGCCGAGTCCGCCGAGCGGGCCAACGCTGCCACGGCGGTTCCTGTCAACGAATCGGCCCAGGGCGTTACCGGCCCCCCGACTCACATTTCGGTGGTCGACAACCAGCCGCCTGGCGCCAAGATGGCCCAGATGGTGCGCCTGCTGGCCGCCGCCCAGGGTAACCAGGCTTTGGCCGCCGACCTGGCTGCCAAGGGCGGGTTTGGCTCTGATGTGTCCATGGCCCTGTCGACCGTCACGGCCGGCGCTGGTGGTGTGTTGGTGCCGACGAACTTCTCTGCCGATGTGATCGAGAGCCTGCGTCCGGTGTCGGTGGTACGTCGCATGGGGGCCCGCTCCATCCCCCTGAACAACGGCAATCTCACCATGCCGCGCATCACTGGCAACACGGCCGTCACCTATCTCGGGACGGAAACCGATATCGCCACCACCGATATGACTTTCGGTGACCTCAAGTTGTCGGCGAAGAAGGCGGCGGCGATCGTTCCGATCTCGAACGACCTGCTTGCGATGTCTGGCGTGAATCCGGGCATCGATCAATTGGTGACCAGCGATCTGACCGCCAGCATGGGCCTGTCGGAGGATTTGAATTTCTTGCGTGCGAACGGCACCGGTGCGCTGCCGAAGGGCCTGCGCTACTGGGCGCTGGCAGGCAACATCGTGCCGGCCCCGGCTGACCCTGACCTGCAGCAGGTCGACACCTACTTGTCGGGCCTGATGCTGCGCCTGGAGAACGCCAACGTGAGCATGGGTGCCTGCGGCTGGGTCATGGCCCCGCGCACCATTCGCTGGCTGGGCTCGCTGCGTGACGGCAATGGCAACAAGGCGTATCCCGAGATCGAGAAGGGTCAGCTCAAGGGCTACCCCTTCGCCCTGACGACTCAGATCCCGATCAACCTGGGCGTTGGCGCCAACGAGTCCGAGATCTACTTTGTGAACTTCGCCGATATCTACATCGGCGAAGACACCAACCTGGTGGTCTCCTACTCGGCCGAGGCCTCCTACAAGGATGGCGCTGGCAATACCGTGAGCGCTTTCCAGCGCGACCAGACCCTGGTGCGCGTCATTGCCAAGCACGACATCGGCCCGCGCCACGTCGAAAGCATCGTTGTCGGCACCGCTGTGAAGTGGGGCTCGACCATGCTGAGCTGACCTGGTCAGCTCCGAGGCGCCCGCCTGAGGCGGGCTGCCTTCCTCAGTTTCAAACTCACCTGGAGGTGCCATGAGCACTCAACAATTGATCATTCTGGAGTTCGTGAAGAGCTGGCGAGGCTACGGCGAACGCGAGATCGCTGGCTTCGATGTCGCCACCGCAAAGGCTCTGATCGACGGCAAGGTCGCGATCGAGTACAAGAAGGCCGCAGCACCTGCCGCCGCGCCTGCCTCCGCTCCGGCGCGACAGCCCCGGGCGACCTCGGGCAAGAAAGCGGGCGCCGGCAGTGCCGAATCCAATGCGGGCCAGGCCTCGCAGTCCACCAGCGAGCCTGAAGGCGGCCCGGGCGCCGATGGTTCAGCAGAATCCTCGACCTCTTCGCCTGCCGACCCCCAGCCCCCGGCTGACGCCGGCCCGGCGGATGAAAAGGCTGATGCGGGTGCTGGTGGCGCTGACGACGACCGCCCGTAAGCCATGGCACGTCGAATCCAGTACATCGACACGCCGCCCCTCGTGGCGGCCGATCTGGCGGCCTGGATGAAGATCGATGACGTTGACATGCAGGGCAGCCTGGTGGACGCAGTGATCTTGCCGGGGGTGATCGCCCAGTGCGAAGCCAAGACGGGGGCCGCCATCCGTACCGCGCAGTTTTCTGAGTCGTGGGATGCCCACCGGCTCTCGGGCTCGGCGCTCGATGTGGGGCAGGCCTTCGCGATCGACCGCATCGAATACCGAGACACCAGTGGCGCGTCTCATGTGCTTGATGAGGCTGCTGCAGAGATCCAGCGAGAGCAGCGCGAGTCCTATCTGCACTTCCTCTCGGGGCGACCGGACGGCAGATTGCTGATCGAATACCGGGCTGGTCTTGACCTGGACGCGTACCCATCGGTGCGCACCTGGTTGCTGATGCAGGCCGCCACGATCTACGGTCAACGCGAGACCTTGATCACGGGTCAAACGGTGGCCGAGCTGCCCTCGACATTCATCGATTCCCTGCTGGCCGAGATCACCGTGCCACCTCGGTTTTAGGAGGCTGCATGCTGCACACGGGCAAGCTTGATCGGCGCATCGTGATCGAGGCACCGGCGCGCGTCAAAGGCGCTGCAGGCGGGCATACCGCCACCTGGTCTCCAGTGGGATCGCCGTTGTTTGCCGCCGTGCGGAACCTGAGCGGTTCAGAGCGGCGCCTGACGAAACAGGGCGGCCAGGTGGCGGAAGAGCGCACCGAGTTCACCGTCCACTACCGGGAGGGCATCACGGCTGAGATGCGCGTGGTCTACCGGGGGCGCTTTTACAACATCCGCCACGTCAACAACTTCAAGGAAGCCGATCGCTTCTTGATCCTGACGTGCGACACGGGACTCAACAATGGCTAGCGATACCGTCGACACCTCGGAGCTGTCAGCAGGCTTCAAGCGCCTGCAGGACGAAGCCCCTCGGGTCGCCCGCCGCATGGTGGTCGCCGGCGGCGGTGTCCTGCGCAAGCAGGCCCGCGCCAATGCCACGGCCCTGGGCCTGAAAAAGACCGGCGCGCTGATCAAGAACATCGTGATCAAGCGCGAGTCGCAGGCCGGGCCCGGCATCGAGCAGGTCAACCTGGGCGTGCGTCATGGCCGAGACCTCACGAAGAAGCAAAAGAGCTTCAACCGCCTGGTGGTGACAGCCAAAGGCCGGATCGTGAAGCGCTACGTTGATGACCCGTTTTACTGGCACTTCCTGGAGTTCACGACCAAGCGCCGTACGGGCACGCCATACCTCACCCCCACGCTGGACCAGCAAGGGGCTGCTGCGATCGAGGCCATGGGCAACGTGCTGACCAAGGAAATCGAAAAGCAAGGGGGTTCCTCATGACCACCAGCATTCGGGCCACCGTCAGCACGGCGCTCAGCTCGGTTCTGACCAATAGCTGGCTCAGCGAGCTGCCGCCCATTCCGGTCTGGCCGGCCATCACCTTCGAGATCGACTCGGATCCCGAGCCTGGTTGGGTGATTGGCGCGAACTACATGGCGCACGACGTCAATGTCGTGATCCTGTCGCCCAACGCCGATGAGCTGGAAGCCCTGGAGCCTCTGGTGCGCAACGCGCTCTCCAGCCTGCCCTCGTTTCAGTACGAGGAGGGTTCGGGAGATGCCGACTACGAGCCCGATCCCCAGGTTTACGGGCGATTCATCAACGTGAGATTGCGCACACGGGGCTGAGCGGCCCGGCGCAAACCCCGCATGGCGGCCCCGAATCGGGCCGCCATTCGTTTTTTTAACCCTGAGGAATACCGACATGGCCAAGACCTCCGTCAGCGACTCCAGCGCCACGGGCGCAGACAACCAAAACACTTCTGTGCAGACGTCTGCACAGCCCGACCCTGCGCCGGCTCTGCCGTCCTGGATCACCGATGAGCATGCCGGCATCGGTGGTGACTACGAACTCGACCCCGCCACGGGCAAACGCACCCGGGTCGGCGGCGCCGATCTGCCCCCCGCCGTTGCCTGATCCCCAGGCATTCATCCACTCTGAACCTTGAGGTCGATATGTCCAAAAGCATGAAGCAGATCCTGGTGCTCGCAGCGGTGCAATCCGTGCGAGGCACTCCGGTCGTACCGGTGCCTGGCACCAATGCCATCCTGGCCCGGGCCACAACGCCCAGCCTGATCAACGCGGAATTTGTCGACCGCGCCTTGATCCGCCCGTACAAGGGCAGCAGCCCCCAGTTGGCTGTCGGTGTGCACCGCACCTTTGAATGCGAGGTGGAACTGGCTGGTTCTGGCGCTGCCGGCACCGTGCCCAAGTTTGACCCGCTGCTCAAGGCCTGCGGCTTTGCCTCCACCGTCACGGCAGGCACCTCGGTCGTGTACACCCCTGTCAGCACGGGTGAGCCGCTGCTAACTCTGTACTGTTACCTGGACGGCCTGCTGTTCACGATGACCGATACCAATGCCACGGTGTCGATCGAGCTGAACGCGAAGCAGATCCCTGTCATGAAGTTCAAATTCATGGGCAACTACGCTGATGCCACCGACGTCGGGATGCCGACCGGTGTGGTGTACACCGGCTTCACTCAGCCGGTGACCGTGGGTAAGGACAACACCCCGACCTTCACTGTGCATGGTGTGGCTGCCGCCTGCTCGGCCCTGAGCTTTGACCTGGCCGCGCAGCAGACCTACCGCGACATCATCGGCTTCAAGGGCGCCATCAGCCCTGACCGCAAGCCCGCTGGCAGCATGACCATCGAGCTGGACACCATCGCCTCCAAAAACTGGGGCCTGGCCGTCAAGCAGGGTGCTCAAGGGGCGCTGCAGTTGGTGCATGGCACATCCGTCGGGAACATCGTTCAGATCGATGCACCGGCCCTGCAGATCAGCAGCGCACCCACGATCCAGGACCAGGACAGCGTCGCCATGCTGAGCATGAATTTCATGCTGCCGCCGTCGGCTGGCAATGATGAGCTGATCCTCACGTTCAAGTAAGCCCACCCGGGGCATCCGGGCATCTCCTCAGGCCACTCCGCCACCCGGCGCAGTGGCCTTTTTGTTTTCCAACCTTCCAACCACTACGGAGTACCACCATGGCAATGAAACTGAACCAAAGCGGCAAATTCACCCGTCGCAACATCACCATCGAGATCGCTAACGAAAAGGGCCACTGGGAAAAGAACACGCTCGACGCCACCTATGAAAGCGCGGAGACCGATGAGCTTGACGAGTTGCGCGAACTGAAGCCGAAGGAAGTGCTCCAGCGCAAGCTGAAGGGTGTTGTCGGACTGCTCGATGACGACGGCAATGCAATCTCTTACACCGACGAGCACAAGCCGGGTCTCCTGGCGATCCCAGCCGCAGTTGTTGCCCTCAATCGCGCCTTCTGGGAGGGTGTGGTGCGGTCCCCAAAAGCCTGATCGAGGCTGCGCAGTGGTGGGCCGGTAAGCGCCCTCCAAAGCCCGCGATGCGCCTGGAAAGCGGAATGCTGGAAGGGCTGCGTCTGTTAGGTGTGGGCCCTGATGGACTGGCGGCGGCTGAGGCCGAGGCCGCTGAGGCTGCAAGTGATTCCTCTGCCGAATTCCTGGTCGAGGCTCACACCTGGCCCACCGTGCAGGTCTTCCTGGAGCTGCAGCACCAGTGGGATCGCGCATTCATGCCCACGGGACAACTGGTGCTGATCAGCTTGCCTGCTGATCGCATCGCTGCCCACCTCGACAAAACCCAACCTCGCCGCCGGCATCGCCGGCTGATGCAAGAGCTGACCTTGATGTCAGCCGCGGCCATTGATGCCGAGCGCGAGATCCAAGCAGCAAAGAAGGACTGAATACCATGGCCGCTCTCGGTTCTCTCGTGGTCAAGCTCGCCCTGGAGCATGCGCAGTACACAGATGCCTTAGGAAAGAGTGAGCAAGATGCGCTCGCAGCAGCGAAGCGCATTCAGGACACGATGGACAGTGTCCAGTCCCGTGTTGCTTCGACGGTCGGAACGATCGTTGGCACGATCGCTGCGGGGCTTTCAATTAATGCCTTCAAAAACATCATCTCGGGTGCTATTGAAGCAAATGCAAAGCTCAATGATCTGTCGATCATTGCAGGGACATCCGTAGAGGCCTTGAGTGGCTTGGCCAGTATTGGCAAGTACAGCGACATGGGCGCTGATGCGATCGCGTCGAGCATGAACAAGCTCACCAAGAACCTCGCGATGGCTACTGAAGAAAGCAAGGGGACTGGTCGTGCGGTCCAAATGCTGGGGCTGGATATGGACTCCTTCAGGCAGCTCAAGCCTGAGGATCAGATGATGGCCGTGGCAAAGGCCTTGGATCAGTTTCAGGATGGCGCGGGAAAGTCGGCCGTCATGATGGCCTTGTATGGCAAAGAGGGGGCAAAGATGCTCCCGATGATGAAGGATCTGGCAGATGTCGCGGATCTGCAGGTCAAGGCAACAACTGAGGTTGCTGCTGCCTCTGACTCTCTCAGTGATAACTGGCAGCGCTTGAGCACGAGCGGGGATGCGTGGAAAAAGCAGCTCGCAAATGCCATGATTCCGGCCCTTGACCTCGGTGTGCAGGCGGTTCTTGGCCTTGTAAATGGAACTGGTGGGCTTCGTGAACAGGTCAAAAAGCTGGCTGATGACGGCTCCATCAAGCAATGGACCTTGGACGCCCTTGAAGGCTTTAGTTACGTCGCATCGGCTGCGGAGACTGCTTGGAACGTCATCAAGGCGGTGACCTTCACCATGTCTGGCCTTGCCGCTGGTGTGGTGCAGCTGGTTCAGGGCAACTTTCGAGGGGCTGCTGTCGCATTCTCGGCGGCATGGGAGGATGCCACCAGCGTGTTTGATAACGACACGATGGGGGCTAAGTTTCGAGCCAGGCTGGAGGAGTTGCGTGCAATGGCTGATGTTGCCAAGGCAACGAAGCCCAAATTGGACGGGGCTGACCTCGGCGAAGGGAAGACGAAGTCTTCTACTGAATCCGAGTACGACAAGCTGATCAAGCGCATCCAGGAGCGCATCAACGCCAGCCAGGCCGAGATCGAAGTGGGCAGGCAGCTCACCGAGGGCGAGAAGTTCCGTGTCAAGGTGCTCAGCGACATGGATGCGGCCGGCATCAAGCTGACCGAGACCGAGCGTGAAGCCCTCAAGGTGCTGCTGGCCCGGACTGCTGTGCTCGATCGCGATGTGCAGGCTGCCAAGTTGCGCACGCAGACCGAGCAGAACGCGGCTGAGCAAGCAGCGCAGTCGGAAAAGGAGCGCGCTGAGTACGCCGCGCGCACGATGCAGCTCTGGCAGCAACGCACTGTGGCTGCCAACGAGGCGATCCAGTCGGCCTCTGACTCGAATGAGTTGGTCCAGTACGAGGCAACGCTTTTGGGGCAGACCACCCAGGCCCGTCAGACCTTGGTTGAGGTGCGTCGCGTTGAGTTGGAGCTGGCCAAAAAGCTGCGCGAAATCGACCAGATGGAGCTGGAGGATTATCAGAAAGATGCCCTCAAGGACAAGGCCCGTGAGTGGGCTGAGATCTCCAAATCGATCGTCAAAAACCGCGCGGCCCTCAGCGAAACCGACAGGATCCTCTCCTCTGTGGACAGCACCGCGCAGCAGGTGTGGACCAACATTTGGGAGGGTGGCAGCAACGTCTTTGTGAAGCTCGGCCAGACCCTCAAGGCCTCTCTGCTGGACCTGCTGTATCAGATGGTGCTGCGGCCCTGGGTGATCAACATTGCGGCCAACATCCTGGGTTCGATGGGCTTGTCTGGCGCAACCTCGGCCGTAACTGGCGGCAGCAACCTGTTGTCTACAGGTAGCAACCTGATCAACATTGGCCGCGGCGCCATGTCTATGGGCAACATCGGTGGCTCGATGTTCGCGAACGCGACCGGCACCGGTATCGATGGGCTGTTGGCCACCAACGGTGCGTACGGTACGGCCGGCGGTGCTGGAGCAGCGTGGGCGAGTGTGGCGCAGTTTGCCGGCTGGGCAGCAGCTGCGTACGCCGCTTACAAAATTCTGAGCAGCTTGGACGGTGGGGAGACCCGCACCGGTGGGCAATACTCGGTGGCCTATGACGGGACCGTGAACAACAACCGTCGGGGCGAAAGCTACCAGTACGTTGGCCAGCAGTACAACCGCGATAACTCTCTGAATGCCGATGGGTCGCGCACCAGGGTAACGAACGGTGAGGCCTACCTGATCGAGGCCGATGGCATGGGCGCTGCCGAGAAGGCCACTCGTGCTGCTGTCGCCGGTACCGCAGCGGGCATCGATGCCACCCTGAAGGCACTGGGCAGCTCGGCCCGCCTGACAGGGTTCTGGGCCGGTCTGGAGACCTCTGGAAATGGCCGGGGTGGTGTGTTCGCTGGGGGCTCGCTGTCCAACGGCAAGTTCTTTGGCGAGTCGGGCAAGGGGGATAACTACGCTGGCACGTTGTACGAAAAGTGGTCGACCAACAGCCCTGATGCTGCGACTGCTTCGGCGAACTTCGCGCTCGATCTGAAGCAGAGCTACATACAGGCGTTGCAGTCCGTCACCGATGTGCCTGAGTGGGTCAAAAAGAAGCTCAAGGACGTCACGGCTGAGTCGTTGTCTTCGGATGATGCTGATGCCTTGATCAAGCTGATCAACGATCAGATCACGGCCGTCAACAGCTTGGGGGCTATGGCTGATGCCCTGCCGCTCAAGAACCTCAAGGACCTGTCATTCGATGCAGCCTCGGGGATCATGGAATTGGTCGGCGGCCTGGACAACCTGACCTCCCTGGTCAGCAACTACTACAGCCTGTTTTACAGCGAGGAAGAGCGTAAGGCCCAGACCAAAGCCAACATCACCAAGACCTTGACGGATGCAGGTTTGGACGTGCCCAAGACACGGGAGGAATTCCGTGCCCTGGTGGACGCGCAGGATCTGAACACCGAGGCGGGCCGCAAGAACTACGCGGTTTTGATGAACCTGGCCAGCGCATTCGCGTCGGTGACGGATTCGGCTGAGGACCTGAAAGCGGCGGCTGACAAAAAGGCGGCTGACGATAAGGCGGCCGCAGAAAAAGCCAAGGCTGATGCGATCACTGCCCGCAACGATGCGATGAACGCTGCTTATTCCTCGTTGGAAAAAGCGGTTGATGCGCAGAAGTCGGCGCTTTCGACTCAGCGTGAGGCTGTGTCGTCGCTGAAGGACGAGCTGCAGGGTGTTTTTGATCTGCTGGACGGCAGCATCCGCGATCTGCTTAACAGCGTCACCAGTACGACCGCCCAGTCGGCGGCGCAGGCTCGGCAATTCATTGCCCAGGCTCTGCAGACCGCGTTGACGACGGGTGCTTTGCCTGATCAGGCCGAGTTGTCAAACGCGATCTCAACGGTAAAGGACCAGATCGACTCATCTGTGTACGCAACGGCGGCCGAACGTGATTACCAGCGGATGGTGCTGGCGGCCCAGTTGTCTGCACTGAAGGACGTCAGCGGCACCCAGCTTTCGACTGCTGAGAAGACCCTGGCCGGTATCGATGAGCAGATCGCTCAGCTCGATAAAACGCTCGCCTACTGGAAAGAGCAGATCGAGATCGCGCAGGGCACCCACGAGGCCACGCTCAGCGTCGCCGATGCCATACAGGCATTGACCGATGCGATCACGGGCAAGGACTCAGGCTCTTCCGGATCGAGCGGAGGCAGCGGCAGCAGTGGCAGCACTGGGGCATCGCCTGCTTTTGTCGTCGGTGGTGGTGGGTCTGGCTCTCGGCCCACCAGCGGTTCATCTCCCGCATTCGTTGTCGGTGGCGGCAGCAAGGGCACGACGTTCAACACGTCCGACCCAGCAAAAGCGACCACGTTGGCCGGCTATTACGGCGCGGTCTACGGGTGGAGCGCCGACGACTTCAAGTCGTGGGCAAGCAATCCGCTGAACAAGTCGGAGGCCGAGCGGCAAGCGGCCGAGCTGGGCATCCCGCTTTTGTCCCGCGGCACGAACTATGTGGCGCGGGCGGGCCTGGCTTACCTGCATGAGCGGGAGGCGGTGGTGCCCGCTCCCTACAACCCAGCAGCCGGTGGGGCAGGGGTGGGAGGGAATTCGGGCAGTGCTGATTCGTCGGCGCTGCTCGCAGAGGTTGCCGCGCTGCGCGAGGAGGCTCGCCTGTCTCGCGAGGCCATGCAGACGGTTCGCACGTTGCTCAACGACGTCACTGAGGGTGGAAACATGATGAGGTCAAAAGCAGTATGAGATTCATCAAACCTATTGCGATCACGGATGGGTTGCTGGGGGCGGGTGTTTCGATACCGGAAGACCCGACGCCCGCCTGGGCCGCTGGAGCCTACAACGAGGGTGATGAGGTCCACCTGGTGAGCACTCACCGGGTATACCGATCCGCGGCCACGGGCTCCAGCTCGGTCTCTCCGGACGTTGATACAACGCGCTGGAAAGACATGCGGGCAACGGTGCGTTGGGCTCCGTTTGACCTGTATGCCAACACCCAGGCCTACAGCACGTCGACTGACCTCGTGTTCCCGATCACTGCTCGGTTCTGCCGCTCCGTTGCGCTTTACGGCTGCGAGGGTCGGGAGTGGGAGATCACGGTCCACGAGTCGGCCTCAGGTGCGCTGCTGCAGACCTACAGCGGTCGCCTGCAGCAACCGCCGACAGGCTGGTACGACTATCTGTTCGGCGCCAGGCGTCGGATTCCGAAGGTTGCGGTGTTCGATCTACCCATCCGCCCAGCTGCGCTTGTCACCGTCAAGATCAAGGCCGGTGGCACCCGTCGGCGGGCAGTCGGGATGATCGTCTTGGGGCGCCTGCAGCCGCTGTTTGGCGTGGGCGGTGAGTCGGGTGTGGAGTACGGGGCCACGGCCTCGCCCGTGGCCTATTCCTACATCGATTTTGATGATGACGGCCAGGTCACGATCATCAAGCGCCCGAAGGCCACCAACCTCAAATGCCGCGTCCACCTGCCCAGATCGATGGCAGACAACGCGCTGCTGCTTCTGCAGGACGCGCTGGATACGCCCATGGCCTGGTTCGCGACAGGCGTGCCTGGCTATGGCGGCCTGAGCGCATTTGGGATCGCATCGTCCAGTGATGTGAATTACGCGGGCAATGCCCACGCCTATATCGATTTATCAATCAGAGGATTCTCCGAATGACTTATCCGGTACCGACCGTAGATGTGCTGCCCGCAGCACCGGACCCCGATGACGACGAGGCGGCATTCGACACCGATGCTTTCGCCTGGTCGAGTGCGCTGCCGAGTTTTAGGACTCAATTGCTGGCCCTGGGCGACAACGTGCTTGTCAATGCGGGCTATGCCCATGAGCAGGCAGGCGTTGCCGAAGGCTGGGCCGATACCGCCAGCGGCTATGCAAGCAATGCAGCCGCCAGTGCAGCGACCGCTGCCACGTCTACGGCCATCGCGCTGGGGTCGGCCAATTTCAAAGGCCTGTGGCCGAGCCTGGCCGGCGCCCTGGCCAAGCCCGCCTGCGTCAAGCACAACGGTCACTTCTGGCTGCTGCTCAACAACCTGGGCAACGTGGCCGCCAGCGAGCCCGGCGTGACCGCCGACTGGACCGCCATGGACCAAGGCGTGACCCCTACCCAGACCATCACCGCCGACACGGTAGGCGTGGCGGGCGTGCGCTACCTGATTGATGCAACGGGCATCACCTTGACCCTCCCTGTGCCTGTCTACAAGGGCGACTACACGGGGTGGCGTGAAGTGCATGGCAGCGTCGGCGCCGTGGTGCGCTTCGGCACCACGAAGTGCCGCGGCCGCAGCCCTGGTGACCTGTACATCGACATGCCTGGCATGGGGGTGGATCTGTATTTCGAGGATGCAACAAGGGGGTATTGCTGATGAATGCGAGTGAGCTTTTTCCGGCTGGCGGCGGCAAGCTGCGCAGCCAGGACTTCACCAGCTCGGGCACCTTCACGCCCTCCACTGGCTTGCTGGCGGCTGGTGGGCGTGTGTGGGCTGAGATGGTGGGTGGTGGTGCTGGTGGCTATCCAGGGGGGAGCACGCCAGGGCGCGGTGGCCGTGGTGGCCAGCGACGTCTGGTTCAGGTCGTAGTCACCGGGCCCACAGCGGTTGTGATTGGGTCTGGTGGTGCGCCGGCCTCGGCTGGTGGGTCTACCTCTTTCGGCTCTGAAACTGCACTGGGAGGCCAGCTGAGCGGCACTGCTATTTCCGGCATGTCTCCAGGCGGCATGCCTGGCTTCGATATGAGCCAGACCTATTCCAAGTTGGCGCCGGGATCGAACGGAGCCAACGGTGAGCGCGGTCTGGGTGGCGGTGGCGGCGGTGGCGGCTGGGGTGGCAGCGATGCGGGCGGTGGTGTTGATGGTGGCGGTGATGGCGGCACCGGCATTGGTTCTGGTGCCAACGGTGCTGCCAATTCTGGTGGGGGCGGCGGCGGAGGCGGCGGCAGCTACGGCGGTGGGGGTGTTGGTGGCGCTGGCGGATATGGCGGCTCGGGCTTCATTCGCGCCTGGTGGCAAGAGGTCTGACCATGGAATACGCACTCATTAACGCGGGCGCCGTGGTCAACCGCATCGTTGCCGAGCCCGACTTTGTGGCGCTGATCGCCGACAAGTACCAGCACGTCGAGCAACTGCCCGACAACAGCCTGGTGGGCCTTGGCTGGACCTGGAGCGCTGAGGCGGGGTTTGTGGCCCCCGCAGCCCCCGAGGTGCCCGTCATCCCGGTCCCTGCCGTCCCTGTCTCGGTCTCGATGCGCCAGGCCAAGAGAGCGCTGCTTGCGGCCGGCCTGCTCGATCTGGCCGACCAGGCCATTGCCGGCATTGCCGACGACACCGAGCGCCGCGCGGCACAGATCGACTGGACCTCCGCAACCGATGTGCGCCGCGACTGGCCCCTGGTGGCCTCAATTGCCCAGGCGCTGAGCCTGACTGATCAACAAATCGACCAGCTGTTTGTGGCTGCGTCTCAACTGTGAGGGAAATGAAATGGAAACCGGTGATAAGACAATTTCGGTGCGTGACGCGAACACTCAAAAGCGACTCAAGCTGATGCCGGATGGCACGTTTGCCGAGGTGGTGACTGTGCTGTTCACGATGGATTCGAGTGAGCACGCTGATGAGCATGCAAGCCTGGGGATTCCTGTTGTTACCGCATCTGGCCTGGCGGTGACAGTACCTGCGTTCGCCGTTGGTGGTGCAAGCTTTGTAGGTGGATCTATCACGCTGCCCGCGGCTGGTACCTGGTATGTCGGCGTCGAGATTTTTGGGGGCGCAGTTCGCTGCCTGCCGCGTCTTGGCCATCGTGGCTGGATCCCTCTGGCCAAGGTCGTCTGCTCTGCCTCGGCAGTGACCAGTTTGAACCAGATCTCCCCCGTGGTACCTACATGCCGAATCCCGCGCACCATGGCGAAACTGCGCGCTGGAACGCCAATCAGCGTCTTGGTGATGGGGTCGTCGCTGGCGGAAGGCATTACCACTGACGTGTGGGCTGGCATGCTGTTCAATCAATCGTCCAGCGCCGCGAACTATCGTCTGCCGGGCTCGATCACATTGAACAACGTCGCACTGGGCGGAACTCCGAACCAGTACCAGTTGGCACAGCTTGGCTACGCCTCTAAGCTCGACGGCGTGCTATACAGCAACGGCGTCGTGCCGAGCATGTTTGGCGCCAAGAAGGCTCCGAATGGCCGCACCTCGCTGCTGAACGGCGTCGACCTGGTGGTCATCACGACCCTGGCGAACGGTGGTGATTTCCGGCTGGAATGCATAGAGCCTGTGGTGCGAAACCTTCGCAAGCAAGGCGTCGAGGTGATCCTCTGCACTGACAACCCGCAGGGCCCGACCCAGAACTACACGCAGTTGACCACCTCGGCGCTGTATGTGGACGGCCCCGAAGTGATGCGTATCGCCGACACCTATGGTGTCGAGCTGGCCGATACCGCCGCCTACGTTTTCGACGCCTACATGCGCTATCCCTCGGCTTCGATCTATCGCGATTCAATCCACATGTTTGCTGCTGCTCCAGCAGGTCGCAATGTTCAGCCTGGCGGAGGCTATGAGGTTTGGGCCCGCGCGATCCGCAGTCTGTTCACCGTCGACGCTACGGTCACCGGTACCACCGTCCAGACTTACAACTTCGACTCGCAAATCCCGTCCGATGTGTATGCCTACGGCAACAACACCATCAGCCTGTCTGGCGGCAAGCTGCTGGTCGCGCCGAATGCTGGCAATGCCGCCTGGGGCGTGCGGATCAACATTCCCGGGATCAAGTCTGGTGATACGGTGTCGGTAGTCTTCGACCAGAGCCAGCCCGGCGCTGCAATGCCCTCTATTGAGGTGGGCCTGCAAGGCGGTGGTGCCGGCTGGGGCAGCGTGACCAACAGCACCTCCAGCGCTGTCGGCAACCGCACGATCACGCTGGTCGCAAACCGCGACATCACTACTGGTGGCCAGGTGCTTCTGTACGTGTCGGCCAACAGCAACTCCTTCCTGCTGGACAACGTGACCGTGACGGTGAACTCGACGTTCGAGGGTGTCTCGACTGACTTGATGCCAAACCGTGTCTGCGAAACCCGCGCTCTGCCGATGTCTCGCCTGGTGACCGTCGCAAAGACGCCTGGCGATGCCTTTGTGATCCTACCCAAGGATGAGGCTCACCTCGCATTGCTGGATGGCCTGCAGGGTACTCTCGGCGCGCATCCTGCCGGCGGTGGATCTTTCGCCCGCCGGTTCTCTTCCGCTGTTGGCGCCGGGGAGGATCTGCTGACTGTCGCATCTGGCAAAAGCTGTGCGATCGCGGGCCTCGGGGCGGTCGGCTTCTCGCTGATCCACTACACGCAGAACGGTGATGCTGCCGTGACCATCGATGTCTACCGGAATAACATCTTCCAGAAGACCATCACCATCGGTGCATCCACGATCACCCGCGAGATCTACACCACGATCTATACGCCAAGCGAGTTCAATCAGGGTTCTTTTGCGCCGACCTTTGAGGTTGTTGATCTGCGCGTCACCTCTGGCACTCTGCGGGTTTGCGCCTTGGTCGCCCTGACTGCAGAACTTGACTTTGTGATGCCGGAAGACATCAAGCGCATTGGCACTTGGACTGGCCGGGTCCAGGGTGGGGCGCCGAACATGGTGGGCTATGCAACCGACACGGCTGGTGACTACGCCTACATCAAGTGTCCGCCGACCGGCCGTCGCGTGGGCTGGATCATGTCCGGCAAGCCCAACAGTCAGCCCTGCAATTTCTGGTCTGGCCGCATGGCGTCTTTGGCGGTGGCCACTGCCGGCGTGAACCATGTCTATTGCCAGGGAAACCTGATGGGTGGGGATGATCTCCACTATGTTCAATGCAACACCACGCTTGCAGGCGGTGGGAATTCCGTCAATGGCTACGGCTTGCACATTGGCGGAGCGGTCATCGTCAACGATCGATAGGCGGCCTATGCCTGAACCGACTACCACTGCAATAGTCACCCTGGTGGCTGATCCCGCACCGGGCCCGGCACCAGCCGGAGACCCGCCGCCCTATACCGGCCCCGAGCGCCGCCGCTCCATGCGCGACTGGCAGGACTCCATTGAGCGCCGCTTTGTCGAGGTAGACCGCCGCTTCGGCGAGGGCTCCGAGACGATGAAGGCCTTGGCCGATGGCCTGGCAGACAACACGGCCGCAACCATGCGCACCGAGGCAAACACAGCCGAACTGGTGAGCGTGTTCCAGTCGTTCAAGGGGGCCTTTCAGGTCTTCAACATGATTGGTGCCGCCGCCAAGCCCTTGGGCTACATCGTCATGTGTGCCTCGGCCATCTGGGGTGCAATCATCGTGTTCAAGACAGGTGGAGGCCACCGATGATCGACAAGCGCAAGCTCATCATTGTGGCCCTGGCCACGGCCATCGCGGCGCCTGCGGAAGGTCTGCGCACCAAGGCCTACCGTGATCCGGTAGGCATCCCCACGATCTGTTTTGGCAGCACCAAGGGCGTGCGGATGGGCCAGGAGGCCACGCCCGACCAGTGCAATCGACTCCTGTCGGCAGAGATGCTGGAAAGCGTCGACCAGGTGGACCGCTGTGTGCCAGGCCTGCCGCCACACGTTGCGGCCGCATTCGCTGATGCTGCCTACAACCTGGGCCCGTCAATCGTCTGTGATCGCAACCGCTCGACCGCAGCGCGGCTGCTGGCCAGTGGTCGCTTTATCGAGGCCTGCCGTGAGCTGCTCAAGTGGGACAAGGCCCGGGTGGCTGGTGTGCTGGTGTCCCTGCCTGGGCTGACCAAAAGGCGGGCTGCGGAGATGGATCTCTGTCTCAACGGGGGTACGGCATGATCGCCCGCAGCATCATCGGCGCCCTGGCGCTGCTCCTGGCGGTCTCGCTGCTGGGCAACGTGCTGCTCTGGCAGCAGCGCACGCGGGCGATCGCGGCCGAGCTGCAGCTTGATGGCGTGCGGTCTGTCGCCTCGGCCTGCAGCGATGCAACAGATGATCTGCGCAGCCTGGCTGATCAGCGCGCGGCCGAGGCCAGGCGTGCCCGGGCCACGGCCGCCTTGTCAGCGCAGTCCTACAGCGCCCGTGCCGATGCCACGCTCAGCCAGGCCCCGGTGCCGGGTGCAGACGTCTGCACCAGCCTGCAGACGCTCGGCGACGAGTGGTTGCGGGGGAGGGTGCTGCGATGATCGGGCTGCGCCCATTTGTACGCTTGGTGCCGCTCGCTCTCGGCCTGGTCCTGGGCGGCTGCGTGGCCCTGGCGCCGGCGCCGCATCGCGTCAATGTGCCCGTGCCCGTCGAGTGCCGTGAGCAGGTGCCAAATCGGCCCGTGATGCCCACTGAAACTCTCTCGCCTGGCGTCCCTACGTTCGAGCTGCTGCGTGCCGCGCTGGCTGAGATCGACCGGCGCGAGGGGTATGAGATCCAGCTGCGCGTAGCGCTGCAGGCCTGCACTGCGCCGCTGGAGGCGCGGCCGTGATGCAGGCATCTGTCCCTCGCGATGCCCCGTCGCGCAGCCGCCGGCAGATCAAGCGCCAGGCCCAGCGCCAGGCGGCGCTGCCGCCACCTCGGGACTACCCCGAACGTGAGCCGCCGCCCTGGAAACCCCTCGGCTGATCCAAGCCCGCCCACCCCTATCCATGGGGTGGGTGGGCTTTTTTGCTTCTTGCGAGCGCTCGTAGGTGCCCTTGTTGATGTTGTTTTCCTTGTTGTCTCTGTGTTTTCTCTATGTTTACGTGGTGTTATTAACCACTCAGGAGTGTTCTTGGTCCACAATCCGAGTCACACCACGTGGCGAGCAGCACAGTCGCACAGTGGGTCTACAAGAGCATTTCGTCAGTCAGGAGCCTGTGCAGGAGAGAAAAATGGAAGCACTAGCAGAGCGCGTGAGTGGGGTGAAGCCCCGTTCCGGGAAGAGAGCTGCAAGGGTTGTGGAAGTCTCCGTCGTAAGGGAAACTTTTGCGGAGTATTCACTCGCAACCAGCAATGGTCAGGTTGCCGTGGACCAATTGAAGCAACAGATGCTCAACAATCCATCATTGGCAAGAAAGTTCTTCCAAACGGCTGGAATTCTTAGCTCAAGAGGCAAACTCACTAAACGTTACGGCGGATGACGGCACCTGCTCGTGTTGTCATCCCATCGATCTACCAGCGAGTGTCGGGCCTAGTTCTTGGTTTTCACGGTTGTGACCAAGAAGTGGGTGAGGCTGTGTTGCGTGGCGAATTAGCTCATCTCACCGAAAGTAGGAACCCTTACGACTGGTTGGGTGATGGCATCTATTTTTGGGAAAACGATCCGAAGCGAGCGTTTGAGTTCGCGCAAGAGGCGTCCCAAAACCACCGAAGGTCTCGGGGGAAAATTAGTAATCCCTTCGTGGTGGGGGCGATTCTTGACCTCGGGCTATGTCTCAATTGCCTGGACAGGTCTGCTCTTGATGAGTTGAGAATTGCACATGGGTTCCTTCAATCGACGTACGAGTCGGTTGCTCAGGGAGCCCCATTTCCAGAAAACAAGGGTGAGGATCGTGGTGCTCGTTTTCTTGATGCTGCCGTGATCGCTATGCTTCACTCTCTCCGATCTGAGCTCGATGAGAAGGAAGGTAGCTACCCTGCTTACGATTCTGTTCGAGGTGCGTTTTGGGAGGGTGGTCCTGTGTACCCTGGTGCAGGGTTCGCAGTAAAAAATCACATCCAAATCGCGATAAGAAACCCCGAACAATGTATCAAGGGGTACTTTCGTCCGAGGTGATCTGGGGCGAATGGTCATGGGCTTGAGCACCACTCTGGTCTGCGCAGCCCTTGCGACTGGCATTGGTCTTTGGGCTACCCCTCCCGACACCACTCGTCATCACCGCCTGGCTTGAACCGGCTGCAGCCCCGCTCTGGAATAGCGTGCATGTGGTACAGGTCGGCGCCGCAAACTGCGTACATGTACCGGTCGTCTGATGGGCCCCAGAGCCACTTGCACTCCCAGCATGTTCCCTTCGGTACGTGTCGGGCATGGAAGCCTGACGCCGGCAGTTTTGTGCTGTCGGTGTATGTCTGCGGTAGTGTTGGGCCCATTTCCATGCTGTTGATTTATACAGTATTTCAGCATGCTAGTGAATTGATCCCAAGTCGTCCAAGTGGTCCGCCTGGATCAGCTCGCCTTTCTTGTTGATTCTCAGCACTCGGCCAGCCCCGCCTTTGGCCACCAGCATCATGTCCATCTCACCTGCAGGTGTCTCGTCCGGGATCGTGCCTCGGTGGTAGATGACGATCCGCTCAAACGTGTCGGCGACGAGCTGGCGTGTCTGCAGGCGGATTTCGTAGTCTTGGTGCTCCACGCCCGCTGCGAGATCCCTCCACTTCTGGTCTGCCCCACTCAGGTCCACGCGGGCCAGCGCCGCCAGTTCTCGCTCGGCTTGAGTGATTTCCGCCTGGAGCTGCTGCTGCCGCTCCTCCAGCTCCCGGGCTCGTTTTGCAAATACGAGCGGCGATCCATCCTCGGCGCTGGCCAGGAGAGCATCCGTGATGCGCTCAAGCTTTGTGCTGACGTCGACCAGCTCCTGCCTGGCCCTGGCCAGGGCGCTTCGGGGGATGGCCGCTCGATCGCCGCTGTGCAGCGCCCTCAGGTTCATCACGTCTGAGCAGTAGCTCATCATTGCCCGCTCGAACGGCGCCACCGAAGTTGAGCCCGCCACGTTGCATCCTCCGGTGTTGTAGCTGGTGCAGTACAGACGTCTGTGGCCTTCTTGTATGAGCCCTTCCTCAGTGCGGCGGCGGGTCCCGATGTTTTGGCCCACCATGGCTCGGCCACAATACCCGCACACCGTGATCCCCATGCCTGTGAGGATATGGGGCACCGGCCCCTTGGCTTTGCGTCGACCTCGATCGCCGGCTGCTGACTGCAGCTCGCTCCACTGGGCCTCGTCGAGCAGGGCAGGGTAGTAGCCTGGCAGGGCGAATTTCTGACCTGAGATCTCCAGCTCTTTTTCCCCGATCAGCGCTCTCTGCTTGATGAGCCGATAGATCTGCAGCGCCTGGGGGCCTCGGCCAGTGAGTGATAGCTTTTTGCGCTCCAGCTCCTCGATGATCTTGGTTGCCCCATAGCCCACCAGGTAGAGACGCAGGCCCTCACGCACGGCGGCCGCTCGCTCTGGGATGAGTTTCCATTCGTCGCCCACTCTCTCGACCCATGCCGGATCTTTGCCGTTGCGGATGACCCCTCGGAAGGTGCCAGCCATCCATGCCTCACACTGCCGGCGGATGCTGGCTGACACACGCTTGCTCTTGGTGTCACTCTCCTCATGGGCACGGATCATCACCAGCAGGCTGTAGACCAGGTCCATGGGGTTGGCCTTCAGGTGCTCGCGGCTGTAGGTCTTTCCATCGCTGGCCGTGACCACAGTGATGCCGGCATTTACAATCTGGGCCAGTTGCGCCTGGGCCTGGATGGGCTCGGCCCGGGACAGTCGGTCGAGGCCCTCGACCACGAGCACCGAGCCTGGCGGTATCCGGCCTGCTTCCACAGCGGCCAGGAATACCCCCAGCGCCCCAGATTTGATGTGCCGTTGATGGTAGGCCGACAGGCCCTCATCACGCAGCGAGAGTGATTCGTCCAGGCGTAGGCCATGCTCTGCCGCCCATTTGGCTGCATAGGCTGCCTGGCGTTCGCTGCTGTGACCACCGGCCTGGCGCGGATCTGAAAACCGCATGTACGAATAGACAAGACCCGACACAGGAACCCCCATGAGTGAAATTGCAACAGCGGCCCCCGAGCGTTTGCCGCGTATAGGTATGGTATCGCTTGGGTGTCCCAAGGCACTCACGGACTCCGAATTGATCCTGACTCAGCTCAGCGCTGAG